TCAAGAGCCAGTAGTCCGCAAATCGTCCGCAGAATCGGCCATGGAGCTCATCAGCGCCGACGCTGCAGCCCGGGTGCGGTCCGCAGCGTCGGGCCAGATGTGGGCGTAGACCTCGAGCGTGATAGCTGGCGAGGAGTGGCCGAGGGCTCGCGAGACGGCTACCGCGTCCAGCCCTCCGCGGATGAGTCCGGACGCGTAGTGGTGTCGCATGTCGTGCGGTGTGATGCCGGAGATGCCGGCCGTGCGGCACGCATTGACGAAGTAGTGGCGGAGCGCGGTCGGGGACGGCGGATGGCCGAACATCCACCCCTGTTCGCCGTGCACGCCCACATGCTCGATGTGCAGCGAGAGTCGTTCGACCAGGGCATCCGGTACCGGCACCACGCGCTCTGACCCGTGCTTGGGTCCGACGATGTCGAGTCCTCCGACGCGGTTCTGGATCTGGCGCTGCACGTGGATGGTCCGTCGGAGGAAGTCGATGTCCCCGACTTGCAGAGCGGCAGCCTCACCGATCCGGAGGCCGGCGTACGCCATGACATCGACGAAGGCAGCCCAAGCGGGGTCGATGGCTGCACGGATCGCGCGCACTTCCGCGGGCGACGGCACTTTCATCGTGTGCTGCGTCTTGCGTGCGACGGGCAGCTTCACACCGTCGAGTGGGTCAGCAGCAAGTCGTCGGTCAACGATCGCGGCGCGGAGCGTCATCCGGACGTAAGCAGCGCGTGTCTTGACGGTCGTCGGCGCGAGCCTGCTCGCGAGCTCCTTGACGTACGCCTCGCCGTGCGAACGCCGTAGTCGTCCGAACGGCACCGACTTGAAACTGCACTCCCCCACGGCTCGGTCGGCGAGGCGCCGAGTGTTGTCGGTCCACATCTGCCGGCTCGACCAGTCGGCGTAGAACTGCTCGAGTGTGCCGCGGCTCTCCGCTGGCGCGACGTAAGTGCCAGTGAGACGTGACGATGCGACCTCGTCCAGCCATGTTTGTGCGTCGCGCTTCAGCTTGAAGTGCTTCGCGTGCTCCTTGCCGTCGTCATCGCGGTAGCGGGCTCGCCACTTCCCATTCGGACGCTGTTTGATGCTCATCGAAGGACCTCCGGTTGACGGATGAATCCCGAGGCCTTCGCCTTCGCAATCCAGTTCGCGGCGGTTCGCGGGGGCAGGCCGAACTGCCGTTCGACTGCCTTAGCCGGGGGCTGCGAAGAGAGCTGCGCGATCATGTAGCTCTGCGCGATCAGCTGAAGGTTGCTGTCTATCGGGCCCCGGTTCCTGATCACGTCGCCGATCTCACCGGCCGCGTACCGGGGTTCGCCTTCGGGTCCGAACCAGCTCAGGAGTGACTGCGCGGGTTCGCCTTCGTTCATATGCACGAACACTCCTCCGCTCACGCCCAGTCGTGCAATCTCCCCAACACGGACCTGACGCAGCAGGACCGAGTTGATCTCGTGCAAGTCGTTCTCGCGGAAATCGAGAGCTGACGTCGCAGCGCTCCGCAGCTTCGCCTCTGAATCGATGCCAACCTCGACACTTCTGACGAGGTACCGCACCTCGGGGACCGAGAACAGCATGGTCATCTTGACGTAGTGGTCCCACGAGTCGTCGCTGACGAAAACCTCGAGCCACGAGACCAGGTTCGCACCGATGTCGAGACAAATGTCCGCGTCGCGGGGGCCAGGGACTCGGCCAGATGACGTCCGCACAGTTACCTTCACTCGCCTCATTATGCCGAGGGTTGACACGGCTCCGCAATCCCCTACTATGGACACCAGCGGAGCCATGACAAGGCAACGCCACTGCGGCAGAAAGGTCGCGTCAGCTTCAACGCTGAAGTCCGAGACCCACTGTTGCCTTACCCGAAGGAGCAACCTTGACGATCCTCAGAGACACGAAAGAAGCGGGGCCTCAGTTCCGCAAGTCGGAAGCCGCCTTCCGGTGGTGGATGAAGCAGCCCGACTTCCCCCTACCCATCGTTCGCATCGGGCGCCGTGTGTACGTCACGCAGGAGTCCATCGACAAGTTCTTCGCGGACGCGACCAAGGACGCGGCGCGATGAACAACCCCAGCGTCTTTCGCCACGACCAGCTCGACCTCCGCGCGGGCATCGACGAGCAGGGCGAACCCTGGTTCGCCGCTGCCGACGTCGCCCGGTTCCTCGGCCACCGAGACGCCGCGAACCTCGTCCGCTCACTCGACCCGGACGAGAAGGGTACTCACCAGACGAGTACCCCCGGCGGATCGCAGCTCATCACCACCATCACCGAGGCCGGTTTCTACCAGGCGATCATGCAACGGCAGACCGGCCGGATGGATGAAGTGCAGGCCGCCGCGATCAAGCGGTTCCAGCGGTGGGTGACGCACGACGTGCTCCCCAGCATCCGCCGCACCGGCTCGTATGCGGCGCCGGTCCAGTCGGACGACGAGATCGTGGCTCGGGCGCTGCAGATCACCGCGGCTCGTGTGCAAGCGCTTGAGGCAAAGGTCGCCGAGGACGCGCCGAAGGTGCTGTTCGCCGACTCCGTCGCGACGTCGCAGACGACGATCCTCGTCGGCGACCTCGCGAAGATCCTCAAGGGCAACGGCTTGGACATTGGCGGTACGCGCCTGTTCGAGCTGCTCCGCAACGACGGCTACCTGATCAAGCGGCAGGGCACCGACCGGAACATGCCGACGCAGAAGGCGATGGAGCTGGGCCTGTTCAAGGTGAAGGAGACCGCGGTCACGCACTCCGACGGTCACGTGACGATCTCGAAGACGCCGAAGGTGACGGGCAAGGGTCAGGCGTACTTCGTGAACCGGTACTCGGCGCTTCGGGCGGTGGCCTGATGGGCCCCGCCATTGACCACCAGCTTGGTCCCGTCATCCGCCGGGTGCGCGAATCGCACCAGCTGGACGCTCAGGAGATCGCCGCGCGAGCGGGCATCAGCACTCGAATCCTCCTGCGGGTCGAAGCCGGCGAGGTCGCTCCAACAGATAGCTGGATCCGTCGGGTCACGTTCGCCATCGCGAGCCTCATGCCCACCCCGCAGCCCGCCTGCGAGGTCGTGGGTTGCGACGGGACCCATCAAGACCTGCGCCAGATCATCGGCGCCAAGAAGAAAGCCCCTGGAAACCAGAGCGCCAACTCTGCCAGGGGCGAGATCGAAACCAACCGCCAGGAAGGAACGACCATGTCTACGAACATCACGGTACAGGAAACGACTGACGCAGCGCGACCCCCGAAGGGGTGCATGACGCTGGGGTGCGACAGCTCAGGGATGCACGAGGCGAACGAGCCGCTGTGGCACCACGCCTCGAGCTTCAGCAGTGAAGGCTGGGAGGTCTCGGTCGACCGCTTCGAGGGCCAGCTCAACAAGTGGGCCGTGTACGTCACTGTCGAAAACGACGACGCCCTCTCGGTCGAGAACTTCAGGGCTCTTGCTGTTGCTCACGAGAAGGCGACCGCTCTCGCCACCTCGCTGAACCGTCACCCTGCGGCGGTGGCCCGATGAGCGCGTGGGAGCCGACGCCGGCTGAACGTCGCAAGTACGCCGGCTACGAGGTGGAGTTCCGGGAGGCGCGGGCGCACGCCGTCCGCATCACCGAAGTCGACGGGCAGGTCGGGCGTGCGGTGACGCTCTACTACCGGATCCCGTCGCTGCGAAAGTTCGTCGTCTACTACTACGCCGACACCTCGGCGCGAGAGCGTCGCCTCATCACCTCATGGGGTCGCGCGCTGCCGTCCGGCGGATGGGCACGACACGCTGACCGTTGGCGGCGGCGTCGCATCGCGGGGCGATCCGTTCACGTGCAGGAAATCGCTGTGCTCGCCGAAGACCCATTCGCGCAGCTCGAGCTCGAGCTGATGATCGACGCAGACAGCGAGGTGACGGCATGAAGCGCGGGACCGTCGTCGGCATCAACGACGACCCGGCATGGGCGCAAGTCTCGGAGTTCGACGATGACCGCGTCGCCTACCACTGGGCCGAGCTGCTCACGATCGACCTCCCTGGCGTCGTCGGAGAAGGTGGGGTGAGCCCCGCCGTCTGCGTCGAACGGGTGGACCAGGTGACCGCAGACGAGCAGCAGATGGTCGTCGGCGACTACACCGCCACCCTCGACCTGCAGGCGGCTGTCTGCCGCCTCTCCGGGCCGGACGACCTCGATGCAATCGCTGCAGCGTTCCGCTCTGCCGGCGACAGGCTGCGCGCCTTCATCGCCGCTGAGGACGTCACGAGCATCACGACGCCGACACCTTGCGCGAAGAGCATGGGGGCGTGATGGCAGTGTCGCAATCGCTGCTGATCGATCCGGACTTCATCCCAATTCGAGCTGCGCTCGTTCGGGAGCTCGGCGCTATGGAAGCGATCGTCTGGCAGCTGATCTACTTCCGAACGGCCGAACGCAGCCCGCACCGGTACGAGCAGGAGGGGCAGTCATGGTGGCGCGCCAACCGGGAGGAACTCGCCCTGGCGTCAGGACTTTCTCCGGACCAGGTGAAGCGCGTCATCGCCAAGCTCGAGAAGTCTGGCCACCTCGTCGCGGCTGAACACCGGGACGGCGGCATCACGGACCGGACCAAGTCCTACCACTGCGTTACGGACGAATCCGCGCAGTCGATTGGTGCGAATCCGCCCAGTCAAGAGCGGGGTGATTCCGCCCACTCTTCCTCTAAGAAGTCAGAAGAAGGAGTGAGTACTTCGAACTCACCACCATCGGACGGATCCGCACTCTCGGAGCTCTTCGAGGAGGCGTGGAAGCACTGGCCGAAGAAGGACGCGCGGAAGCCCGCCTTCGAGAAGTTCCAGCTGCTCATCCGGGACCGAGTAATGAGCGCCGAAGACCTCGCCGCCGCGATCGTCCGGCATGGAGACGCGTACGCCGCCTCAGGACGTGACGTCCAGTTCGTCCCGGGGCTGCGGCCGTGGCTCCATCAGAGGCGCTGGTCCGATGACCTCGCTCGGCCCGCTACCACTCAGCCCAAGCAAACCGCATTCCGCCGCAACCTCAGCACCGTCGAATACTTCGCCCAGGAGGCACAGCATGAACAAGCTCGAGCTCTCGAAGCTGCTCACCACGTTCTCCCTCGTTGACCACCGCAACGTCGACCCAGAGACCGTCAACGCCTGGTACGACGTACTTGGCGACCTCGACGTGGACTTCGCTTATCGGGCGGGCGTGGAGCACTTCCGTGAGTCCACGGACTATCTGACGGCAGCGCACATCGTGGCCGGCGCCATGCGGCTGCAGAAGCGCAACGCAGCCGATGTCCGCGAGGGCCAGGCTCGTGGCGTCGTCCCCTCCGACTGGCCGGCGTCTCGGGCTCTGACACCGCAGCTGGCTGACGCTCTGGCAGCAGATCGCGTTGCTCGCAGCGGCGTGTGGATCGGAAAGTCCTGGTTTGAGTCCTGGGACGACTTCCACGAGCACGAAGAGCAGCGAGTACTCGCGATGGAGAAGGCCGGATCGGGAGCGATCGCGCGTCCGGCCGAGCCCGCGGCGCAGGAGTATCTCCGATGACCTCGCCCGAGCCCAACGCCACCGCTTTCGACCGAAACAGGAGCAGCATGACCCCGCACCAGCATCAGGAGGAGACCATCGACCCCGTCGCGCTGCTCTCGCTGGCAGCCGCCCGAGCCCGCCACCGGCTCAACGAAGCACCCGGCCTCATCGCCTACATCCGCACTCTGGTCGTCCCTGCGGGGGCACAACGATCGGACGGGCTCCCCCGGCCCGCCTCAAAGGAAGCTCCGGCGCCTCTCCGAGTCGATGCGGTCGACGAGTCTGACTCTGCCTACGCGCAGCTGCTCAACTGGGTGTCGTACTGGTCGGACGAGTTGCGCATCGCTCCCCCGGTCACGGCGACGTACGCGTGGGCCAACGGGCGGGAAGTGCAGGGCTTTCGGGCCGGCGTCACTCCGGAAGGTGCTGCAGCGCTGGTGCTGAACGTAACCATGTGGCTGCTCACCCACCAGGACAAGGTCGAACGACACCAGCAGGCCGGCGCCTACTTCGACGACGTCGCTACCATCGTCTGGGAGCTCCGCAAGAAGTTCCCGCGCGACGGGCGCGGCCTCCGTCCGGTACTTCCCCGGCCCTGCTGGCTCTGCGGCGGCGAGTCGATGGGGGTCGAATGGCATTCTTCCGAGCTGCGCGACTTCACTCTCGTCTGCTCGTACTGCGGCGCCGAAGGCGACACGGCGCTCCTCTTGAAGGAGGCGGACGTGCGTCTGCTCCTCGGCGACATGCGAGCAGAAGACGCCCACGAACCCACCACCTGGTGGACGAAGAAGCAGGGCGCTCGTGAGATGAGAATCACACCGCAGACCCTCAACCGGTACATCCAGAACGACGGCCTGAAGACCCACACGGCCGATGGCGAGGTGTACGTCAACGCCGACCAGCTGCGGGAGATCTGGCGGAACAAGCGAGCACGCGACCGGAATCCCCGGGCGGCTCGGATGGCCTCGTAGTCGATCGGACGGGGCGCTGTCGGTAGAACGGCGCCCCGTCCGATCGCATCAAGAGTGCTGGTCGTCATCGACCCACTGCATGGACTTCAGTCGCAGTCGCCGTTGGTCCGGTGTCAGAGTGTTGGTTCGCCACTCGGTGATGAAGGTGCTGCGTCGCTTGAAGGCTTCGGCGCGCTTGTAGCGGGGCTGTTTTGATGCAGCCTCGAAAGCATGCAAAACGTCCTGCACCACCGCCCTGTCCCCGCGGCGAGATGTCAAAAGTGCGACCTGCAGGGCAGCGCGCAAGTCACCCTCTCGAGGCGTCGCGAGCGTTAGGCCGATCGAATCCCAAGCATCGGGACTCGAGATGCGGCGGTCGATCAGAGCTTGCTCCTCATTCCCGACCTGCCTAGTCCACTCCTCCGCCTCGTCGGCCGCTCGATGAGCAGCCTGGATCACCTTGGCAAGTGACTCATCGAGTCGGGTGCGGTAGGCAGCTCGCCGCTCGATGGCGACAGGCAGCAAACCCACAGCTGCGCCAGCCAACGTCGCGATGAGCGTACTCAGGAACGCAACGGGATCCCAGCCCCCGAGACTCGCCCGCAGTTGGTCGATGGCATGGACGATTCGTTCGAGATCCGGACTCACCTGGGCAGGATATTCGACCGAGGCATGCTCGCCCGAGATGGTGGGCGGGGCTCGGTTGGGCCTCAGTTCTGGTGCGGGGGTCCGCTAGATATGGTGATTTCGGGCACGGTCCAGCCGAGCTCCGGCTGGCTGCGAACCACATCCTCTCCGGCAGCACGGCCGGCCGCAGCGACCGCAGCCTCTAGTTCTGGAACCCGCTGTGCGTTCAGCTCGCGAAGCAGCGTTGCAAGGCGTCGCAGCTGCGTGATTCCGGTCGCATCATCAGCGACCCGTCGGGCAGAAAGATAGCCGGTTCCGACAACGTCCCAGGGGTCCCCTGGTCGCGTAACGATGACGCCGATACGAAGTTCCGACTGGTCTGAAACGGCGTGAGCGACGTGACGGTTTCGCATCGCAATGATGTGACGATGGAAGTTGACTGCGCTTGGGCCGGCGACTTCGCTGATGCTGCGCTCTGTGATCTTGTCTCTGCGGCCGCTGTTGAAGCACCGCGCATATGAGATAACTGCCGACTCGTACAAAGCCTGTACGAGTGGTCCTTGCTGCCCGAGCCGTCCAGCAAGCAATTCATCGCAGCAAGCGATGACGTGGTCCAGGTCACCGATGTGCTCCAATGCTCGACGAAGCTCGTCGACCTCCGGTCCGTTCAGCTGGTGAGCGGGCAGCTCAACGCCGAGCGCATCTTCCATGTACGAAGCCTAAAGCCGCTGGACGTGTCGATGCATCTCCGACCTTCAAAGCTCGCTCCACATGGTGCGCCAGAACAATAGCTATGTTGCGAACACGGCTCGGAGCTGACGCATCGGCTCCCGGTAAGGAGACCCGACCGCATGGGAGTCGTTCAACGGCGGAAGGAGCTCCCCAATGATGGCAGCTTCAGCATCGGCAGGGCCCGGCAGCTCTAACACTCCGTGATCATCAATGTGGGCAGGTGTTCGCCTCTCGGCTATGATGTTCGTAACACCGCATGCCCGCCCGAGATGGCGGGCATTGTCGTTTCATCATCCGCCGGGGTTCACGATGGCGACTAGGACAAGCGCCGCGCCGACGAAGCTGGCCCAAACCGCGACGGCAGACACCCAACCAGAGGCACGCTTAGCGTCGGCACCCCACTGGTCCCACATCGCCGTGATTCCCTGAAGGACGACGGCGAACCCAACGAACGCGGCTCCGATCAGGTCCGCTTGTTCACGAGCCCAGCCGTCTTCGGGTGAGTACGCCACGAAGGACCAAGCCGCGAGCCCAAGAGCAATCGCGACAACGATGACTCCAACGAACGACGTCCACAGTTCCCAGCGCTGAACCGGCTTCGACGCGATCTGCCCGTTGAGTGACCGTGTCTTCTCGTCTAGCTGATTGAGCTCTGCTTGTAGTTGTGTGATGGTTCGCGCCACGCGGGCCGTGCGCTTCGCCAGTTTCTTCCTCTTCCAATCTTTGAACACATCTCAGCTATCGGCGCTTCGGGTGTAGCCGTTAGCTCGGGATGGGAGCGCTGCCGCGAGTTGGGCTCGCCGGCAGCACATGGTGGTCAAACCCACCCGCTGAGTAACACAGCGACAACAAATCGCCTACGGATCCGGGCTGCGAACGGCGGTGCGCCAGGCACCGAGGGTCGAGCGGACGTCCACCGCACCTGGCACCACATACTTCCTCGTCGACCCGCAGATCACACACCGCCATCGCGCTGCGTCGAGTCACGAGGAGCTACCTGGCCGAGACCCCTGACGGAAGCCGCGACTGACGATGCGGACCGCAGACGGGTCGGCCGACCACCATCGAGGAGGACGTCATGGCTGACCCGATCGTCGAGACCGTGTACTGCGTCGCCCGCGGCAAGCAGGCCATCACGTCGTACGTCACTACTGAGGACGCCGCGGCGAACGACCTGTACCGGGTGCAGCAGAACATGCGCGCCGCGATGCTGGAACCGGACGTGTACCTCGCCACCGTGTCGAAGACCACGAGCTACGGGGAGCCGGTCGAGGTGAAGGCATGAGCGCGGCGTGGGCACCGATGATGGCTCCTCCGCTCCCGCTCCGAAACGACGCCGAGCGGAACACATGTCCGCACGCCTACCCTGACGAGGACTGCCTCGGTGGGGTCACCCACATCGACGACAGCGGGGACGTCTACTACGCCGCGCTGACGCCCGAGGAGCGCGCCCGCGGCGAGTTCGACCAGGCCGCCTACCTCGACCACCTCCGGCGAGTAGCGGCGGCCTTCCATGTCCGGTGACCTCAGCCTCGGCGAGTACCGGGCCGCGAAGCTCAACCTCCTCGCCGGCATCGAGGCGAACCTCGCCCTCATCGTCGCGAACACCGGCCACGCCGACGTGCACCTCACCACCGAAGCCGTCGAAGCCGCCTGGGAGAACCAAGGGCAACGGATCGACGCGGACATCGTCATCGAAACCATCCGCTCACTCGGCATCGACGTCGACTGAACGGGGTACGAAAGGCTCGGCTGAGACGGGCCGAGAGGTAATCAGCCTCCGAAACGGGGTACATCGTGAGCATGGGACACCGACAGCGGCGCACCGCGTCCGAGTGGGACGCCTTCAGCCGATGGGGCCGGCGGTACCTCGCGTACATCCAACGCCCCGGCGTGCGCAGCAGCATCAAGCGAGGCGCACGCCGACGCGACCGGCACGAGGCGCGGCAGGCGGTACGCAATGAGCACTGACGACGACGTCAGCAGCCACCGAGTCCGCTCCAACCGGTGGCCCCAACCCGCACCCCCGCACCCCTCCGCGGCCCTCGGACAAGCCGTCGAGGACGTGTACGACGCGTTGGAAGACCGGGGCTGATGCCTACTCGCCCACCGGTGCGATGCTCAACCCTCGACTGCGACGAACTCGCCACCAACCGGGGCCGGTGCGCTGACCACCAGCGGAAACGCAAGAGCGGCGCACACCGGGTAATCCCAGGCGACGACAGAGACACCCACCGATGGCGGACAGAGTCACGCCGCTACCTGGTCATGCACCCACAGTGCAAACTCTGCGACCAGCCCTCGACCGACGTCGACCACATCGTGGAGATAGCCGACGGCGGAGCCATGTGGGACCACGCCAACTGGCAGCCCCTCTGTCACCCACACCACCTGACCAAGACCAAGCAAGCAGCACGCAACCGTGCAGCACGCCTTGCCAAGCAACGCCGAACCGAAGCCAACGAACCATCCCTCGCGATGAGGATGTGGAACCAACTCCCCTGATCGGGCGCAGCCACCTGACGGTGAGCATCGCAGGGCAGTCCACATCCCATTCGAGGCGGTTGTTCGAACGTGATTTCGAAAATCCGGGAAATTCGGCCCTTGTACCAACGGTTGTACCGGGGTAGGGGCGTGTGCGTCACATGTCACATGTCAACTGCTGCGCCCGCCGGTCCATCAGATGTTCGCGTCTCACTACGACGACTAGGGGGTCCCCGATGCCTCGTGCGGCGAAGCCGGCAGCCCTCCGTCTGATCGAGGGCAGGGGTGGTGGACGCGACAGCGGTGGTCGGAAGGTCACGGATGGTCCGGCGTTCAAGCGGGTGCCTCCGTCGCCTCCGGAGTGGTTGTCGGATGAGGCGGTTGAGGAGTGGAACCGGGTTGTTCCTGAGCTGGCGCGGTTGGACATCGTGAAGGCGGAGGATCGGGCGGTTCTGGCGACGTACTGCGAGACGTGGGCGGAGTTCAGGTCGGCGACGTTGGCGTTGCAGGCGCATGGGTCGTTGACGATCGAGGCAAAGCAGGGTGAGATCCCGCATCCTGCGGTGGCGATCCGGCGGAATGCGGGGCATCGGCTGCAGCTGCTGGCTCGGGAGTTTGGACTGACGCCGAGCTCGGAGCAGAGCTTGGCGAAGGAGTCCGACGATGGGGACGACGACAACCCGTTCTGATGCGCTCGATGAGGCGACTCTCGAGCGGCTGAAGCTGTCTCCGGAGGTCGCCTGGTACTTGCAGGATCGCGGCTACCCGCTGCCGGAGATCCCGCCGAAGTTCAAGACGCCGGAGCCGCGCGAGGTTGAGGGCGCGCAGTTCGACCCGGAGCGGGTCGACCGGGTACTGAAGACGTTCCACCTGCTACGTCATACGCAAGGCAAATGGGCCGGTCGCCCCTTGGACCCGGACCCGTGGCAGATCGCGTACGTGATCGCGCCGGTGTTCGGGTGGGTGCAGTGGGACGAGGACGCTCTCGCGATGGTGCGGATCATCCGTGACGTGATGGTCGACGTTCCCCGTAAGAACGGCAAGAGCACTCTGGCGGGCGGCATCGCCGTGTACATGACCGGCGCCGATGGCGAGTCGGGCGGTCAGGTGGTGACGGCCGCTTCGACGGAACGTCAGGCGGGGTTCGTGTTCGGGCCGATCAAGCAGCTGGTGGAGAAGACGCCGGCTCTGGCTGGTCGGTTCAAGGCGCATCAGAAGCGGATCGTGCACCCGAAGTCGGGGTCGTACATCGAGGTCATCTCGTCGGCTGCTGACGCGCAGCACGGCGCGAACCTGCACTGCTTCATCGTCGACGAGCTCCACGTTCACAAGACGCCGGACCTGGTTCGAACGCTCGAGACTGGTCGTGGTTCGCGGACGCAGCCGTTGGGCATCCGGATCACGACGCCGGACGCGTCAAAGTCGGGGACGATCTATGACGAGACGCGACTGTACGTCGAGAAGCTCGCCGCGGGCACGCTCGTGGATCCGTCGTACTACGGCGTGATCTGGGGTGCGGACGAGACGGACGATCCGTTCGCTCCGGAGACGCAGAGGAAGTCGAACCCCGGGTACGGGATCAGCCCGTCGCGGAAGTACCTCGAAGCTGCCGCGCTGAAGGCGAAGAACTCCCCCGCGGAGCTCGGCGACTACCTGCGGCTGCACCTCGGGATCCGCACGAAGCAGGAGGCGCGCTTCCTGACGCTCGACTCGTGGGACCGGAACGCCGGCAAGGTCGATGAGGCGAAGCTCGCGGGCCGGAAAGCGTTCGGCGGGTGGGACCTTGCGTCCGCGTCAGACCTCACGGCCTGGGTGTTGCTCTTCCCGGATGGGAACGGGTACGACGTCCTGGCGCGGTTCTGGATCCCGGAGGGCGCGTTGGACGCGCTGAACAAGCGCACCGCGGGAAACGCTTCGGCGTGGGTGCGGCAGGGCCACCTGCGGACCACGCCAGGCAATGTGACGGACTACGCGTTCGTGCAGGCGCAGATCCAAGCGGACCTGGACCGGTTCGATGTCGTGTCGATCGGGTTCGACCCGTGGAACTCGACGCAGATGGTGAACAGCCTGCAGGACTCGGGCGTGAAGAACCTGGTGCGCGTGTACCAGGACTTCCGGCGCTTGTCGCCTCCGTTGAAGGAGTTGCAGCGGCTGCTGCTGACGGGCACGGAGGAGAAGCCGCTGTTCCGGACTGGCATCAACCCGGTGCTGCGGTGGAACGTCGACAATCTGTCGGTGGACATTGACGCGAACGGGAACGTGAAGCCGAACAAGGCGAAGTCGATGGACAAGATCGATGGTGTCGCCGCGGTGGTGAATGCGTTGTCGGAGGCGTTGGTCACGAAGCCGAAGAAGAAGAACCCGTACAACGACCCGGACGCGAGTGTGTTCGGGAGCTCGGAGGTGGCGTGATGACTCGTGCAGCTGTTGTGGTCCTCCTCGAGATCCTGGGCGTGCTGCTCGTCACTGCGGGTGTCGCTGCCGTGTTCTGGCCGGCGGCGCTGGTCGTTGCTGGTGTCGCGCTGCTGCTGATTGCCTGGAGGATGACGTGAGCCTGTTCTTCAAGAAGTCGTCGGAGCAGTCGAACGGTCAGATCCTTGCGGAGTTCCCGTCGATGGGGACGCCGTGGCGGTACGACGGGCGTGCGATCGTCGCGGACCCGGGCATGCCGTTGACGGAGCATGCGCAGACGGCGTACGGCATCTGGCAGACGCAGCCGTCGGTGCGGAAGGTCGTTGACTTCATCGCGTCGAACATCGCGTCGATCCCGATGAAGGTGTACCGCCGTGAGGGCGACACCGATCGGAAGCGGGTCACGGACGGGCCGCTCGCGGAGCTCATCAAGGAGCCGCAGAAGCACCTGACGCAGTACCGGTTCTGGCACACGTTGCTGTGCGACTTCCTGGTTTACGACCGGTTCATGGCGCAGCTGGTGCCGTCCGCGGATTCGCGGGCGGGTGTGGTGCTGCAGCACTGGCCGGCGCAGTCGTGGCGGTTCACGTACACGGGGACGTCGCTGGTGGACGGTGTCGACCTGATGGTCGGGGACGGGAAGCCGAAGCACATCGGCCTTGACGGGCTGCTGTTCGACCGGGGGTACGGGTCCGGGAATGGCACTCCCCCGATCGAGACGTTGCGGCACATCCTCGAGGAGTACGTCGAGTCGGTGAAGTACCGCCGGTCGATCTGGCGGAAGGGGGCCCGGTTCCCCGCCGTTGTGACGCAGCAGGCCGTGCAGGATGTGGAAGGCCTCAGCGGCGATGCGATGAAGCGTCTCGAGGCGGAGATGTCGAACTGGACGGACGGCGGCGGCAGCGAGGGCAAGATGCCCGTCCTGCCGATCGGCGCGGACGTCAAGAAGGTCGACGTGTTCTCCCCGAAGGACATGCAGGAGGTTGAGGGGCGCACCCTCACCGACATCGAGGTCGCGTCGGCGTACCACATCCCTCCGGAGATGATCGGGGCGCGGCAGGGGAACTACTCCAACATGGAGGCGTTCCGTCAGTCGCTGTACCGGGACGCTCTCGGCGCGACGATCGTGCAGTTCGAGCAGGCGTTTAACGCGCACATCACTCCGCTGCTGAACGGTGGCGACGAGTCGGTGTACGTCGAGTTCGACCTGGGTGTGAAGCTCCGCGGTTCGTTCGAGGAGCGCGCGGCGATCATGTCGACCGCGACTGGTGGGCCGTGGCTGACCGTCAACGAGGCTCGGGCGATGGACAACCGGCCTCGCATTGACGGTGGTGACGACATCATCACCCCGCTGAATGTGGTTCGTGGTGGTGGCCCGCAGGCTTCCCCGGGGGATGCGACGCCGGAGGTTGCGAAGGCGTACGACCTGCTCCGCAGCAAGGGTCTGGACCCGAAGCAGGCGATGGAAGTGCTCTGGGCGACCGGGCAGTTGGAGCAGAGCGCATGAACGTGGCTGCCTCGACTTCCTCACGCATCTGCACCGTCCGAGGATGCATGCAGCAGCTCGAGTGCCGCGGTCTCTGCAAGAAGCACTACTACCGGTGGCGAGCGAACGGCGATCCGAACATAGTCAAGAAGCCTCATCGCGTACCGGTGGTCGATGGTAAAAAGCCGTGCTCGAAGTGCCAGCGGTTGCTTCCGGTCAGTCAGTTCTCGCCGAGCTCCGTCGCATCGACCGGTCTGATGTCCCAGTGCTCTGGGTGCCGGTCACATGGTAAGCGGGCGGCCAAGTACGGACTCAGTCGGGCTGACTTCGAGCGCATGGCCGAGGAACAGTCCGGCCGGTGTCGTATCTGCGGCGAGCAGCCTGGTGTGAAGGGGCTGGTGGTTGACCACGACCACAGCACGGGCGCTGTCCGAGCGCTGCTCTGCGGGCCGTGCAACTCGGCGATCGGGCTCCTGCGTGAGGATCCCGCCGTGTTTGCGTCCGCTGTCAGCTACCTGAAGCACTACAAGGAGGTGTGATCGTGCAGACGAAGAACTTCGATGCTTCGATCAAAGCAGTAGGTGGTTCGGGCGGTCTCTCGGCTGGCCAGTTCACCGCGCTCGTGGCCGTTTTCGGCAACGTCGACCACGGCGGAGACGTCATCGTCCCTGGCGCGTTCAAGGACTCGCTGGCGCAGTGGGAGGAGTCGGGTGCACCGATCCCCGTGATCTGGTCGCATCAGTGGGCTGACCCGATGGCACACATCGGACATGTTCTCGCGGCTGAGGAAACCGCGGACGGCCTCCTCATCACTGCCCAGCTCGATCTCGACAACCCCACCGGCGCTCAGGTCTTCAAACTCCTCGACCAGAAGCGAGTCAAGGAGTTCTCGTTCGGCTACGACGTCCGAGAAGCAGGTCCTGTGACCGTCAACGGACAGGATGCGTTCGAACTCCGACAGCTCGACCTAATCGAGGCGGGACCAACGCTCCGCGGCATGAACCCGGAGACGCAGCTGCTCGGCACGAAGTCCGACGACGAGATCCGCCGCATCGTCCGTGAGGAGATCGCTGCGGACAAGGTCGTCGAGGACACCACGGGGACGGCGGAGCTCGAAGCGCCGCCCGACCCGATCGAAACTTCCGGCACCCCGCCGGAAAGCTCACCTCCCCAGGGTGGGGAACCGTCAGGCCCGTCGAAATCGGCGGGCCTTTCTCATGCCCAAGTCGCGGCCTGGGCGACCGCAGCAGAACTGATCCTGATGGAGGAACGATGAGCAAGACGCTCCGTGAGCAGCTGTCGGCCGTCCTGGCCGAGGCCAAGAGCATCGCCGACGCGGCGAAGAACGAGGACCGCGAGTTCACCGCGGACGAGATCACCAAGATCGGTGAGCTCAAGTCGCAGGCGGACAGCCTCGACACGCAGGTGAAGGCAGCGGACGACGCGCAGCAGCACATGAAGTCGCTGCTCGCCTCGACCGCTCCAGCGAAGACCGACGACGAGCCGAAGGCCGAGGTGGAAGCCCCCGCCGGTGCGAAGTCGTTCGGTGAGGCGTACACCGAGTCGGAGCCGTACAAGCAGCTCCTGAAGTCGAACCCGGGCGGGTTCGGTGAGGGGTCGCTGATCGCGCTCCCGAAGGTCACCGTCGGCGCGAAGGGCCGTGGCTTCAAGGCCGACCCGAACCCGCTGTCGGTCGCTGTCGGTCAGCTGCAGCCCACCCGGCTGCCGCAGGTCGACCTGACCTACCAGCGTCCCCTGACGCTGCTCGACCTCGTGTCGACGGGTTCGATCACCGGCAACAGCTTCGACTACGTCCAGATCACTTCCGTCGCCCGCAACGCGGCGATCGTGAAGGACGAGATCCTGCCGACGGACCCCGCGTCCGCGCTGAAGCCGCTGTCGGACCTGTCGACGGCGATCGCGACCGGCAAGGTCTTCACCTATGCCGACGGCTACACCGTCACCAACGAGCTCCTCGCCGACGCGGGCGCGTTCGCGTCGTACCTGAACGGGCAGCTCGCCTACAACATCCGCGCCGTCATCGAGAACTACCTCCTGAACGGTACGGGTGCTGCGGGGCAGCCGACGGGCATCCTGAACACCACCGGCATCCAGCAGATCGCTGCTGCTGGCACCGACCCGGTCAAGATCCCCGTGTCGATCCGCAAGGCCCTCACCGCCCTCGACGAGGTCGGCGCGCAGGTCACCGGCATCGTCCTGAACCCGGCTGACGCTGAGGTTCTCGACCTCATGCAGGACGGCAACCAGCGGTTCTACGGCAACGGCCCGTTCGGCGCCGGCCCCCGCACCCTGTGGGGGCGTCCGTACGTCACCGCGCAGTCGATCCCGGAGGGCACCGCGCTTGTCGGTGACCTGTCGACGATCAACGTCCTCGAGCGTGAGGCGCTGTCCGTGGTCGCGTTCAACCAGCACGCCGACTACGCACGCCGCAACCTCGTGTACGTGCGCGCGGAGCTCCGTGCAGCGCAGGTCATCTACAAGCCGGCGCACCTCGCCCTCGTCGAGCTCGGCACCGTCGCGGCTGCCTGATGACGGACGGCATGGTCGTCGTCAACGGGATCCGCTACCGCATCGAGGACGCTCACCGGCTGGGTCTGGTGAAGAACAAGGCGCGTGGCGTGGAGGAGGCAGGCAATGGCTCTGACGGACCTGGAACTGCCTCCTCTGGCCGATCCGGCCGATCTCGCGGCAAGGCTCGGCAAGCCGAGTGAAGACCCTGGGATCGTTCTGGCGCTCCGAATGGCGTCGGAACGGTTCCGGGGTCAGACCCGCAACCCTGTCAGCCTCGTCGAGGACGACACGGTCGTTCTCGACGGGGCGGGGGCGCGGGTTCTGCGGCTCCCGGTGTGGCCGGTCCGGCAGGTCACTAGTCTGACGGTGGCGGGGCAGACAGTCACGGACCCTGAGTGGTCTGAGGCTGGTCTGCTCCGCCTCCCGGCACGGTTCCCGGACGTGTGGCGGTCGATCGAGGTTGTGTACACGCACGGCTTCGACCCGATCCCCGGGGACGTGCAGGAAGCGGTCCTCGACCAGGCGTCCGCGATCTCGGAAGCGTCGCCGTGGTTGTCGCAGGTCACGTCGGGGCAGGAGCAGGTTGCGATGGCGTCGGCTGCGACGGTGGGGACGACGTCGCAGTGGGCTCGGGCTGTGGCCCGGTATCGCATTGGCGGTGACCACTGGTGAGCCTGACGAATCTGCTGCACCGCGATGAAGTGACGGTCAAGCGCACCACGGAGGGTGAGCCTGACGATGACGGTGTCCCCACGGACACGGTCATCGAACAGACCATCGGCGGGTGCACGGTGCAGCCGGTCGGGACGAAGGAATCGCTCGGTCAGAACGACATCGTCACCTCGAGGTGGATGGTGTCGACACGGGAACCGCAGGACTGGGTGCAGGCCGCGGACACCGTCATCTGGCGCGGTCAGACGTACTACGTGGATGGCCGGCCGCAAACGTACTGGAACGTGCTCCCGCACACGGAGTTCGTGATCACCGAGACGAAGGGCTGACTGATGTCGGACAAGATCAGCGTGAACGGCAACGAGTACTGGCTCGTGGACGCGGTCCGTCTGGGGCTGGTGCAGCCGAAGCACACTCCGGACGTGGACGTGGTCCCGTCGGAAGTGTGGACGAACGCGGAGATCGATGCGTGGGCTGACAGCCGCAGCATCGATCTGGCGGGGGCGAAGACGAAGGCGGAGAAGCTGGCTGTCATCGCGGACTTCGAGTACACGGTCCAGCCGGAGGCATCGTGAGTGTCTGTTGGCGCACGCTCGGCAAGCGTGTGTCGTGGCTGACGGGTCGTCGTTGGTCGTGGCGCGCTGCCGACCAGTACCACCGCCCGGTGTTCTACCGCGGCCGACAGGGCCGGTATCAGTCGACCAAGTTCGGTATCGGCACGGTGGCCGTGTTCATCGACTGGAAGCTGGGGCACAACCTCCCGCACGAACCGAATCGAATCCGGCGGTGGCTCACGGGGCGACTCGACTGATGCCGAAGGTCGTCCTCGGGAAGAGCATCCTCGACGAGGCTGCACGCACCGCTGAGGTACGGCGAGCCCTCCGGGACAAGGCCGCGCGGGTGCTTCCTCGGGCGCAACGGTTGGCGTACGCGGCCGGCGCGAAAGCGTTCGGTGACTCCCTCCGCGTGGAGGAGGGCACCCGGCCGGGTACGAAGTCGCCGACCGGAATCAAGCGGCCGTTCGCGCGGGTCATCGCGACGTCTGCTGACGCGTCTGCTGTCGAGTACGGCGACGTGAACGTCAACAAGCAGGCGATCCTGCGGAGGGCGATGGGCGCATGAACGTGTACGGGCAGTGGCCCAACGTGGAGCGTCTGCTTCTGACGTACCTGAAGCAGGAAACCGGTGTGACTGTGTACACGGAGACCCCGTCGAACCTCGAAACGAGGGTGCCTGCCGTCGTGGTGGAACGCATCCCTGGCGGGTTCGGCGAGGACTACGAGAAGACGTTCGTGGTCGACGTGACCGCGTTCGCTGCGACCCGTGGCGCCGTGTGGGACCTCGTGCAGAAGCTCGAGGTCGCGATGGTCCGCTGTCCCCTGTTCGACGAAGTCCGGGAACCCGATTCGTTCGGGATGGTCGCGTACTCGAACCCGGCGCTGCGGCGTGCTGTCGGCACGTACGAGCTTGATGCGCGCCCCCAGTAGACCGCTCACCAACAACCATCCATCCATCAGCCGTCCGCACGTCGGGCGGCTTTGTCGTTCAAGGAGAACGCATGCCTGACGTGGTCGACCAGATGGTCAACGACAACCGCAACGTCCACAAGTGGCGGAGGGTCATCCTCGCGCTCGCGGACATCACCGCCGACGTGCCGGAGGCGTTCTTCGGCTCCGACGGGCTGCCGATCGCGCTGCCGACCGGCTACAAGAACATGGGCTACGTCACCACCGACGGCATCGCCCACTCGTACGACGTGTCGTCTGACGACACGGACATGCTGCAGGACCTCGAGCCGGTCCGTTCCGACACGACCAGCCGGGGGCACACGTTCCAGGTCGCGTTCGGTGAGACGAACGGGTGGACGAAGGCCCTCGCGTTCGGGAAGCCGGTCGCTCACTGGCCGACGGACAAGAACGCGGCGTGGATCTACGACGACGACCCGGACTCGGGTGACACCTACTACCGGGCGATCACGCTCGCGCAGGACGGTGTCGGCGCTTCGGCTGTGTACCGGGTGGAGGCGGCGTACCGCATCAAGGTCACCGACATGGGTGACCGGTCGCTGAACAAGTCGGACGTGGAGGAAGTGAACCGCACGTTCACGATCTACCGCGACCCGGTGCTGGGGAAGTCGTACACGGAGGCGCAGTCCGCAGCGGCCGGCGTCGTCGTCGCTGGCGGCTGACCCTCCCCATAGACCAGGTGGCGGCGTCGTTTGGTGAGCTGCGCCGCCGCCACCTGTTACCTGCTCACGAGCTCACCAAGCTCACTAGGAGACACGCATGACCAGTCAAGGCGAGAAGAACCGTCGCACGTCGTACACGCTTGCGCAGGCGCGCAAGAAGGTGGAGGACTCCGTCGGCGGTGACCGCATCGAGATCTTCGTGGAGGAGGGTGGGGAGCCGTTCTACATCCCGCACCCGTACTTCTACGACAAGGCGACGAAGGACGCGCTGCAGGCGCTGTCAGAGAGCGACAGCGACGACGAGGACGCGCAGACGCGGCTCCTCCTCGGCGATGAGCAGTACGGCCGGTTCGTGGAAGCCGGCGGAACCACGGAGCAGTTCAACTTCGTGATGATCGCCGTCGGTCAGGACCTGAAGAAGTCCCAGGGAAACTGACGGGGGTAGACCTCGACGACTACGACTCGGTGATCGGGGACCTGCCAGCCACTGACCCGGTGGCTGTGCAGGTCCGCACCGAGGCGATGCTGCACCTGCTTGGCGACGAGTTCCGTCGTGGGGATGCTGCATTGCAGGCCACGTACGGCGGCAGGGATGTGCTGCGTGAGTACCTCCGCGGCGACATGTCCACTTGGCAGCTGCGTGGCTTGGTCGAGGCTCTACCACCTGACTCTGCGCTGCATCGGGCGCATCGGGAGAACGACTGGTCCGACTCGGACTGGATGCTCCGCGACTCGAACTGGGTGATGAAGCGGCTGCTGTTCTTCGTTGAGGGGTTCCTCGGGAAGGGCACTCCGGAGAAGCCGGAGCCGTTGCCGTCGCCGCTTGATGGGCGCGACTTCCGAACTGAGGCGGAAGCGGAGCTGGACGCTCAGCAGAAGGCCGAGATGGACGAGCTCGCCGTCGGGTGGTTCGCGAACAACTAGACAGAGGAGTCCACCGTGGCCGGTTCCGCCGTATGGCTCGATGTTCTGCCCTCAATGTCGAAGTTCGGGGCGCAGCTGTCGAAGCAGGCTGGGACTGCGGCGAAGGCTGCTGGGGTCACGGCGGGTCGGCAGTTCTCGGCAGCGGTTGCTGCGGGCTCCACGAATGGTGCTGCGACTGCGATGGTCGCGGAACTCGAGCAGGCGGCGAAGAAGGCTGCCCGGGTGGTGCAGACCGAGAAGGTCGCGATCGCGAAGGCGCGTGCTGATGAGGCGGCGGCGGCGAAGGGTGTTGAGGCTGCGGAAGCGCAGCTGGCTGCGTCTCGGGTGAAGAACCAGGCTGCTGCTGCTCGGATCGCTTCGGCGGATGCGCAGCTGGCTGCTGCCCGTGTGAAGCACGGGGCGTCTTCAACGCAGGCTGCTGCGGCTGAGCAGTCGCTGTTGCGTGCGCAGGCTGCGGCAGCGACGGCGTCTGCTGGGTCGTTGAAGGCGGAGCAGGCGCTGATCGGTGCGCGTGGGAAGGCGGAGAACGCCGGCCTGAAGGTGGTCGCGGTTGAGGATCAGCTGCGGGCTGCGTTCGGTGAGCAGAAGGCGGTGACGTCGCAGCTGGCTGCAGCGCAGTTGGCCGGGTCGAAGCAGACGGCGCTGATGGAGTCCCGGTTCAGCAAGCTTGCTGCTGCCGGGGCTCCGCTGTCGTCGGGGTTGGGGAAGGTTGCTCGGGGCGCGAAGAACGTCGCCACGAACGCTCTCGCCACGTTGAAGCCGCTCGCGGGGATGGCTGCCGGGTTCGGCGCGATCATCGGCGTCGGGCAGGTCATCAGCCTCGGCAACCAGTACACGGCGACGTTGAACGAGCTGCAGGCGGTTGCTGGTCTGACGGACAAGCAGATGCAGCAGGTGTCCGCGGCGACCCGTCAGCTCGGTTCCGACCTGACATTGCCGGCGACGTCCGGCAAGGACGCAGCCGACATCATGCTCGAGCTCGCGAAGGGTGGCCTGTCCGCTGCTGACGCGATGCAGGCGGCGAAGGGGACCATCCAGCTTGCTGCTGCAGCGCAGGTCAGTGGTGGCCGGGCGGCTGAGATTCAGGCGAACTCTCTGAACCAGTTCGGCCTGGCTGCGAGCGACGCGTCGAAGGTGGCGGACGTTCTCGCGAACACGGCGAACGCGGCGGCTGGTGGTGTCGATGACATCGCCCTGTCGCTGAAGTACGTCGGCCCTGTCGCTCGCGCGTTCGGGGTGAACATCGAGGACACCGCATCGTCGATTGGTCTCCTCGCCAACCAGGGCCTGAAGGGCGACACGGCAGGTACCGCGCTGCGGGGCATGCTCGCGTCGTTGGCGTCCCCGTCGAAGGCTGCGAGCAACGCGCTCGAGGATCTCGGGGTTGTCGCGTTCGACTCCTCCGGGAAGTTCGTCGGGATGCGCACGATCATCGATCAGCTGTCGAAGGCGCAGAAGGGTATGACGCGGGAAGCGTTCGCGTCCGCTGCTGCGACCGCGTTCGGTCGGGAGCCGCTTGCTGCGGTCACCGCTCTCGCGAACGAGGGCACGAAGGGCTTCGACAGCATGTCGAAGGCGGTTGCCCGTCAGGGTGGCGCTGCCGCTGTCGCGCAGTCGAAGATGAAGGGTCTCGGCGGTGCGATGGACAAGCTGCAGTCGCAGCTTGAGGACGTCGCGCTCGGCATCTACCAGACCGTCACCCCTGCACTGACGGGGATGGTTACCGGGTTCGCCGGCAGCCTCGACGGTGTCGGCAACAAGGTGCAGAACTTCCTCGACCTGGTCGGGGGCATCGGGAACCTTGCTGTCACGGGGAAGGTGTCTGGTGACCTGACCGCGGTCACGAACTGGGTTCCGGACACCGCAGCGGTGCAGGCGATCCTCGCCGCCCGCAAGGTGATCATTGACGCGTTCACGGACATTCAGGTGTTCGTGACGCAGGCGCTGATCCCGTCGATGAAGAACCTGTTCATCGCGGTCGGTCCGGTCGCTGCGATCATCGCCGGCGCGCTGCTGGGAGCGTTCCGTGCTGCTGCCGCGGTGCTGAAGTTCATCGGTCCCGTCCTGGTGGCGGTGACCGGGTTCTTCCGCAACAACGTCGGTGCGACGCTCGCTGTCGCTGGTGCGATGGCTGGCCTCGTGTTGGCGTACAAGGCGTTCCTGGTGCAGCAGAAGATCGCTGAGGCCGGCGGATTCGTCACATGGGCGAAGAAGCTGCGCATCGTTGCGGCCGCGACGAAGGCTTGGTCGTTCGCCACGTGGCTAGCGAAGGGTGCGCAGGAAGCGCTGAACTTCGCGATGCGGCAGAACCCGATCGTGAAGGTCATCGCGCTGATCGGGTTGCTCGTCGCTGGGTTCGTGTGGGCGTACAAGAACATCGGCTGGTTCAAGACCGCGGTCGACGCGGTGTGGGCTGGCATCAAGATCGGCGTGAAAGCCGTCGGTGACGCGTTCGTGTGGCTGTGGACGAACGGCATCAAGCCGGCCGTCGACTGGATCGCGCAGGCTGCCACCTGGCTGTGGACCACGGTCCTGCAGCCTGTGTTCGATGCGATCGCAACCGTGGTGAAGGTCGTTGTTGGCATCTACATCAGCTACGTGAAGATGTGGATCGCCGTGTTCAAGGGCATCGGCGCTGCTGCGGTGTGGCTGTACCAGAACGCGCTGGTTCCGGCGTTCAACGGCATCATGGCGGCGGTCCGGTTCGTCGGGTCCGTGTTCACCTGGTTGTGGCGCAACGTCGCCGCTCCGGTGTTCAACGGCATCGCCGCTGTCGTGGGTTGGTTCTGGAACACGATCAGCGCCATCTTCGACCTCGTTGTCGCGATGGTGAAGGCTGTTCTCGCTCCGGTGTTCCAGCTGCTGCAGCAGGTTGTTGCGGCTGCGTGGGCGGGCATCGTCACCGCCGTGCAGGTCGCGTGGGGTGCCATCTCCGGCGTGTTCAACCTGGTTGTCGGGTTCATCCGAGCGACGCTCGCTGCCGCGTTCACGTGGCTGTGGACCTCAGTGATCAGCCCTGTCGTGAACTGGATCGTCGGCGGCGTCACCTGGCTGTGGTCGATGGTGAAGACCACGTTCACCGCCGTGGTGACGTTCATCCGCGCCACGCTCGCTGCGGCGTTCCTGTGGCTGTACCAGTCGGTCGTCCAGCCGGTCGTGAACTGGATCGTGACCGCGTTCCAGACGTGGTGGGCGAGCGTCAAGGTCGTGTTCAACGCGGTCGTGTCGTTCCTCCGCAACACCCTCGGGACTGCGTTCACGTGGCTGTACCGCAACATCATCAAGCCCGTGTGGGACGGTATCCAGTCGACGATCTCGGCGGTGTGGAACAAGGGCATCAAGCCCGTGTTCGACACGGTGTCGAAGTTCGCGACGAAGACGATCCCGGACGCGTTCAACGCGATGCGCGACGCGATCGGGGAGGCGTGGAAGGCGATCAGCGACACCGCGAAAGCGCCGATCCGGTTCGTGGTCGACACGGTCATCAACGGTGCGCTGATCGGGAACTTCAACAAGGTCGCGAAGGTGTTCGGGACGAAGAAGATCGACCCGATCTCACTGCCGAAGGGCTTCGCTCGAGGCGGTGTGATTCCCGGCTACCAGCCGTCACGTCGCGATGACGTGATGACGCCGATGCGTCGCGGTGAGGGTGTCCTCGTTCCGGAGGTTGTGAAGGCGCTCGGGCCGGGGTTCGTGCACTCGTTGAACGCTGCCGGCAACACTGGCGGTGTTTCCGCTGTGCGCCGCGCGACCGGTTACGCGTCGGGTGGGATCGTCGGCGTTGGGAAGGACATCCTCTCCGGCGTTGTCGACACCACCCGCAATGTGGCGTCGTTCGCGTCGGACCTGGTGACGGACCCCGCTGGGACGATCACGTCCGCGGTGAAGGCGCTGATTGGGAAGATCCCTGGCGCCGGGTCCATGGTCGAGCTCGCTGGCGGGTTCGGTCGGAAGGTGCTCGATGGGGCGGTGCAGTCGCTGCAGAACCTGGTCGGGTCGTTTCTGCCTGCTGGTGGGACGGGCGCAAACGGGTCAATCCCAGCAGACCAGTTGGGGAAGGCGGCGAACTACCGTCCGGGCAGTGGTGTCGGTCGGATGGGCGGCTACCTGCGGGCTCCGGCTGCTGCTGCGTGGAACGCGATGGTCCGAGCGTCCGGCGGACTGCTGACTCTCACTGAGGGGTACCGGGACCTTGCGTCGCAGCAGTACCGGTGGGCGCAGTACAAGGCCGGCCGCGGGAATCTCGCGGCAGCTCCTGGCACGTCAGTGCACGGGTACGGGTTGGCGGCGGACATCGGTGTGGGTCAGGCGTGGGCTCGTGCGAACGGTGCCCGGTACGGCTGGTACCCGACCGGGTTGTCGTTCAGTCAGCGGGAGCCGTGGCACTTCGAGTACAAGGGCGCGAAAGCGAAGGGGTACGCCTCCGGCGGTGTCGTCGGCGGGTTGCAGCCCACCTTGTACGACAAGGGCGGCGTGTTGCCGCGTGGCCTGTCGTTGGTGCAGAACAACCTCCGCGACCCGGAGTTGGCGCTGCCGATGGGGACGCTGCGGGAGCTCGTGTCTGAACGCGGTGGCGGCGACACCTATCAGATCACGGTCGGGTCGGACGCTCGCCCTGACACGGTGCGGACGCTCGAGCGCTGGATGCATCAACGCGACGTGTTGGCGAATGGCTGAACGGAAGGGTGCTCATGGCGACTCTGATCGACGGTGGATCACCATCATCCGCGTTGGAGGACGTCCTCGACGGCGGGTCGCCGGACACTAAGTACGACGTGGTCGACGGGAACGGCGCATCTCCGGGTGTGCCGTTCCCGACGGTCCCGCCGGTGCTGCCACGCGCCGACTCGCGTGTGTACTGGTTCGAGTCGATGGACGGCTCCACGGTGATCCCGTTGAACGTGGACGCGGAACGGATCCTGATGTCGGGCGCGACCGGCTTGTACTTGCCGCCGGTGGATGTGGTGACCGCGACCATGCCGGGTGTTCCCGGGTCGTGGCTGCAGGAAACGAACATCCTCGAGCGGGAAGTGTTCCTGCCGATGAAGTTCGCGTCGGACACGGCGCAGGAGAACTTCTTCACCAGCTTGGCGGAGATGGCTGGGCTGGTGACGTCGAACTGGTTCGGGCAGTCGTTGGGGTCGTCGGGTTCGTTCCGTCTCGGGGTGCTGTCCTCGAAGGGGGAACGGCTCCTCGACGTCACCTACAAGGGCGGCATGGAGGGCAAGTCCGGCGGTGGTGATTCCGGCACCCGGTGGGAGAAGTTCGGGTTGACGTTGGTCGCGACGGACCCGTTCTTCCACGCCCGCGAACGGACCACCTTCACGTATCAGGTGGCTGACGGGGAAGTGTTCCTGTCTTCGACGGACGCGAACCCGTGGCCTCGAGCACTGTCAGCTTCGACGGTGATCGGGAACGGCATGCAGATGCTGGTCCGTGGGGATGTGCCGGCGTGGATCGACATGGACGTGTCGGGGCCGGCGACGTTGGCTTCGGTGACGTTCCCGGGCACGGATGTGGTGATGACGTCGGCGATTCCGTCGGGGTCGCAGCTGTCGTTGGTGACGGATCCGCGGAAGCGGTCGGCTCGGCTGAACGGTGCTGTGGCGTGGTCGAAGATCGCGTTCGATTCGACGTTCGCGCCGCTGATGCCGGGGTCGAACATGGTGAACGTGTCGCTGAACTCTGCCGGTGATGGGACGTCGTTGACGGTCGGTTGGACGGAACGGTTCCTGTCGGCGTACTAGGAGGTTCGGATGGCGACGTGGACGATTCAACCTCGGGACAAGAACCTGGTTCGGTCGTCGGATCCGGTGCGGTTCTGGTCGCAGCTGGTCGTCATCGAACGGCACAACGTGACTGGGGCGGCGGCGGGTACGTGGCAGGTCACGGCCCGCAATGAGGGGCTCGTGGGGCTGCTGACGGCTGGTGCTGGGGTGATCATCACTTGCGACGACGATCTGCGCATGTCGGGACCGGTGACGTCGATTCAGCGCGGCCCGACCGTGTCAACAGTGTCGGGGGTGTCGGACACAGCAGTGTTGGGTGATCGGATCATCTACCCGGATCCGACGCAGCCGATCACCGCGCAGCCGGCGGCGTACGACAACCGGTCCGGTCCTGCTGAGACGGTGCTCCTCGGCTACGTGAACGCGAACGCCGGTCCGGGAGCTTTGACCGCCCGGCGAGTGCAGGGGCTTCGTGTTCCGGCGTCGCAGGGGCGGGGGAAGAACCAGTCCATCAAGGGCCGTCTCGGGCTGCTCAGCGATGTCGTGTCCGATGTGGCCGAGTCGGGCGGGTTGCACGTCGACATCGTGCATGGTGAAGACACAGCCCCGTACCGGCAGTTGAACGTCCGCACGGTCCGTGACCTGACGTCGAACATCCGGTTCGGGTCCGCCGCTGACTTCACCGGTTCTGTCATCGGGCAGGACTGGTCGTACACACTGTCCCGCCCTACCGTCACCGACGCGATCGTCGCGGGTGGCGGGCAGGGCGTGAACCGGCTGTTCAACGAGCAGACCGACAGCACGTCGGAGGCGTTGTGGTCGGCGAAGGTGGAGCAGCTGATCGATCAGCGGCAGACCACTGACGTGTCGGAGCTGCAGCAGGCCGGTGAGGATGCGTTGTCGGATGGTGCGAACCCGGTGTCGGTGTCGTTCACGATCACTGATTCGGCGGACATCCGCTACCGGGAGGACTGGCGGGTTGGCGACAAGGTCGGTGTGTTCATCGACGGTCTCGACCTGTCGAACGTGGTCCGTGAGGTGACGACGACTGTGCAGGCGCAGACGGGTTCACCGTCGGAGACGGTGTCCGCGGTGGTCGGGTCTCGGGACTCGTCGAACTGGGTGACGAAAAGCAACGCGGATGTGGCCCGCAAGTTGAAGCAGCTGCAGCAGCTGCAGACGATCTAAGGAGCTGACCATGACGGAGACTTCGTTCCCGATCGTTGACGCGAAGCTGTCGGATGAGACGTGGGGTGTGACGGTTGGTGCTGCCGGGAACGGCATCATCGACGACTGGGGGGCGCCGTACGCGTTGGTGGTTAACACGAACGACACGGTGACGGTGAAGCGGTCGTACCGGACGGGTATCGCTCAGGCGGTGGTGAACGGGTTCCAGCATCAGATCGACGCGGATGTGGTGTTGTCGGTGCCGGCGGTGACGTCGTTGACGACGTACCAGATCGGGTTGCTGTACGACCCGCAGAACGCGTCCCTGCCGGTGAAGCTGGTGGTGTTGAAGGGTGACCCGCCGACGTTGGGTGACGGTCAGGAGTTCCTGCCGTTTTACGTCATCGTCCGCGGGTCGGGGCAGACGTTGGCTGCGGCGCAGCTGTTCTCCCCGAAGCCGCGTCGGCAGTACCGGATCCTGGTCGCGAAGGAGGGCGACTTGGATGCGTTGAACGCGTCCCTGTTCCCGTACGGCACTGAGGCGTACGCGACGGACCTGAACGGCACGTGGCGTGCTGCTGGTTCGTACGCGTCGGGTGGCGAGTGGGTGCGGAACGCGACGGAGGGGACGATCACCCCACAGTCCGGGTACTCGGTGTACTCGGGTGCGTCGTTGCGGATCGTTGAGGGCATGGTCGAGCTGTACCTGCACTTGACGGGTTCGTTCCCGACGCACACAGCCCGGGTGGTTGCGAAGATCCCGTCCGCGTACGCACCGTCGGGAACGGTCCTGGGGACTGCGATGGCGAACGGTGGCGACTTCCCGGAAGCGGTCGGCATCTCGATCAACAGTTCCGGGAACGTCACCTACTACGGCGGTTCGGGTACGCACAACCAGTTGGGCGGGTTCGTGAAGTTCCGGTACTCGCCGTCCTGACCCCTGTTCCCTGCAAGCTCATCTCAGCCACCCCTGCCGGGTGGCTTTCGTCGTTCTAGGAGGCTCCCTGTGGGCTATTCAGTAGGCCGGTCGTCGTTCGGCGACCTCAACGGCGTCGAGCAGTTCGTTTCGACGCTGATCGTCGCTCAGCAGGTGGCGTCGCTCTGCTACGAGTTCGACACGCAGTTCCCCGGCGCACGCGGACGCGGCGACCGCCTCACCGTCAACGAGGGCATCCGTTCGAAGCGGCGGATGGAGCTCCTCCGTGCTGCGTGGGAGACGTACCTCCGCGACGGCCATCCGTGGGCGGCTCTCGCAGCTGCCCTGTACTTCTCCACCCACCGGGAGGAGATCGGCACCGCACTCGACTTCGGCATCACCCGGAAGGACGGCACGAACCGGGCGATGACCGCTGCGGAAGCGCAGTGGGTGCACGACCACGGACCCGCCCGCGGGATCCGGTGGACCGGGCAGTTCTTCAACCCGCAGGAGTCGTGGCATCACAACGGCGGCTACGCGTACACGCTGCCGCCGATCACCGGGGTGAACCTCCCCGGCGCCCCGTTCTTCACCGACGTCGCAGAGACCCACGAACAGATCAGGAGAGCCCTCATGGCTGCCAAGGACACCCTCACCTACTACCAGCGGACGGAGGGCGGTAAGGACCAGGACGTGTACTTCATCGCCGGCGGCGGGGTCTTCCTCGACCTCGAGCGTCGCGGCGAGAAGTCGAACACGTCGTGGATCGTGAAGCGCACCGGCCTCGACTCCCGCGCCATCCGCGTCCTCATGAACGCGGAGGGCATCAACGCGGTGAAGCTCGACGCCCGCGCGTACGACGAGCGCCGCATCTTCTACGCCGCCATCTCCGAAGCCGCCCTCGGCGCGGCAGTTGGGAAGTGA